TCTATGTAATTCATTCCGTTTGCTTTTTTTGTAAAAATAGGGTAATAAAATAAAAAAATGATGCCATATCCTAAACGTGCCAAAATTTAGAAACAGACAACTTATCAAATGCGTAACGGATTGCGTCAATTGTGTGGTTAAAATCGTCAACTGGGGTATCCGAACGCTTGTCATTCCATACGTAATTGTTTAATTCTTTAATGATTGTCTTTGATTCTTGAGATACCACAATTTGGTAGTCTTGCATTTTCTTAATTCCGTACCTAACCGAATCAGGTCCCTTTGTACAAGGAATAATGTTAAAGCCAAAATTGTAAATTTCATTAATCAGTCGAGGCTCTGCTGAGTCTGCAACAATCATGTCGTTAGGCTGGCAGTATTTACCAATTTTTTTTGATATGTCGGTTGTTGTCAATCCAGTTTCTGCAAAGCATTCTTGGCAATAAATCAATCCTTTGTCCTCATCAACGGCAACTTTTATTAATGTAGTAGGGTCAATGCTAAAACCAAAGTCCATTCCAAAGCCAAAAGGTAAAGAGGTGTCAAAATCAGAAATTTTCCAGTTCTCAAATATGGCTCCCTCTGCCTTGTCCATCCAATTTCCCATTACAATGTGGTTAAACTTAGTCGGGTTCCGCTGCTTCATTGCCTCAAATCGTGCGACAACAGTAGTATTTAGGTTAATAATATTGTCTAAATAGGTGGTATGTATGTAGGTGCAATCATTTTTGGTGCCTGTAAAGCCTGAGTTTACCATGTAATCCTCAAAAAAACGCTTATATACCCAATGCTCTTTGGTTGCTGGGTTCATTATAAGCAAAACTCTGTTGGGTTTGTTTACTGCACGCACAGATAAGTCAATGCGGTCAAAAATATCCTCATCAACCAACTCCTCCGCTTCGTCCATTACCCAAGTTGTAACGCCAGCAATTGACTTGAGATTAGCCGTTGCGGTGCCTTGGCTGGTTTTTATGCCTCGGAATAAAATCTTTGAGCCTGTCGCCTTGTTTATGATTTCGCTTTGGGTTATTTCAAAGTCGTCTGACTTATTCATTAACTCAATCTTATCGATAAATTCAGGGATAATCGAAATAAACGCAGAGGTTAAAGTCCAACGAGTAAACAAAATGACGTGACCTTCTTGGTAAGTAAGGTTTAACAGAAACATAGACAATGTCCACGACTTACCGCTACCTCGACCGCCAGTTATAAGGTAATAACGTGTTTTAGGTACCTCTAAAAATAAAGGTTCGTATTTATCAATTATTTGGATTTTATCCATTCAATTGGTGGTGTTACCTTTTCACCTAAAGTTGTAACGTCAACGACTTGCTTAGGCATTCCAAATCGGTAGTTAAGCCAGCATTTGATGGCTTGTATGTCGCCGTCTTGGCATCTGTCCCAAAGCGCTTTCCAAGCTTGTTCAGGTACGGCAATAGCGTCCATCTGCTCAATGATTTTAATCTCATCGGCTTTTGGCTTTCTGCCTGCTCCTATTCTTGCTCCTCCGTTTTGTCCCATTGAAATAATCTGTTTATTCAGTCAAAGATAAAAAAAAGCCTAACCAAAGTTAGACCTTATCAAATACCATAATCGTGTAGCCAAACCAAGACGCATTGGTTGCAGCGTTCCTAATCGTTTGAGAATCTTTTGCATTGTGCTTAAATCCTCGGTCTACAATTTGCCCAATGATATAGTCGTTATTTGCACAATTTACGTGACCATCTCCTCCTTGACCTACCACCGCCCAGCTAATAATTAAATGCTTTTTAGCGTGCTTTGTTATGTTGTCAATAAATTGCTCCTCAAATTCTTTTGGGATATGCTCGCCAACTTCCAGCGACAAAACAACGTCAAATTTTTTGCCTAAATAAAACGGCTTAGATAAGTCCAGCACTTTGCCAATTCCGTTAGTTATCGTTTCTGTATTTGGGTTGCCATCGTATGCTTCCACCTTATAGCCTTCACCTTTAAAAGCTTTTGCATAGTCACCAAGTCCACACCCAAAGTCGACAACTGTCTTGGCTTGCTTATCTGCTAAATACTTGCATAAAGCCGCTGCAATGCTTACATCGTGAACGTGTCCTGTTTGGTCCGTTGTCTCCCAAAAACCTACCTCGTTAATTTTCATATTTTTAAATTTTAAAAAAAAGCTTGAGCAGAACCCAAGCCTTTTCATTTAACAAAAACCCAAAATAACTACATTAAAATTATTGTCTGACCAGTAGGCTCGCCTGTAAAATTGCAAAGCTTTCCGTTCCATTCAAATCTTACTTCCTTCTCTCTTCCTTGGTAAGCTGCTGCCAATGTTCTTATTTGCCGCTGGACAAGTTCAATGCATTCAAATTTACCCTTTCCTTTGTTTGACCAAGGGGACCATTGTCCGTCTCTTAATCGGTAACGAATCTCTAACGAATAATCAGGCTTTGAAATCGGGTAACCTTTAGCCATCTTTTCGCTTTATTACTACCTCCAAACCAATCTCTTCACAAATCTTGCGTAAGTTAAAAAGGCTTATTGACTCCAAGCCATTTTCAACGTGGTTAATTGGTGCATGACTCAATCCAATTTTCTTGCACAAATCCAGCTGGTTGTATCCAGCTTGCTTTCTTGCTTTCTTAATTAGTAACCCTTCGTAAATGCTCATTGTGTTAATCTTTACGCAAATATAAGATTGCGATTTGATTCCAAGTTAAAACCAAGATTTTTGTTTAAAAAGGTAAAAGCTGATAAATGCCCATTTGTATGAACTCTTGTCCTTTTTTAACCAAGCACTTGCGCACGTTTAACTCAAATACGTTTTTATCGTTAAAGCCGTATTTTTTCTGTGCAATGTCCATCAACAACTTGACTGGGTTGTCGAGGTCACTTGCTGAGTTGCTAAAGCCAAAGAAAAACTCAACCCTTAACATTTGGCTTGTGTCCACTTTTGACGCTGGCATACGCAAAAGCATTGCTTTCTCGTAATCTTTGTAGGCTGGCGTTTTAAATCGTTTTCCTTGCCAAGCTAAATTGACGCTTAAAGGCTTTTCGTTTATTTTAAACTGAATCATTTGCAGCGTTCATAAATCCATGACCAAGCCAAGGTCCACAAAGCCAGCAGCACAATAAAAAGCAGTAGGCTAGAAATCTTTAGCAAAGCCAGTAGGGTAATGCCTACCAGCGCTGCAAAGATTGCGTACAAATCGTTTTTTTTCATTTAAAAAGGTAAGTTATCGTTTTCGATAATGCGCTTCTCTGTCGGCTTGTTTGCTACCTGCACAGGCTTCCAGTCGTCTACTTCCAAGTAATGCGTTGCTTTGCCCTCCACTTTTTCTTGCTTTTCCTTCATTACTAGATTTACCCATTCGGTATCGTTAGCGTTTAGGTATGCCAATAACTTTTCAAGGTCAGTTCTGCTTTGGCTAATCTTTGTCATTGTGCCAAATTTTGTTTGGATAATCTTTGCGTTTCCGCCGTAAATCTTGCTCATAATTGTTTTGTTTTAGTTGTTTATTTTTATAATCCATTGATTGTAAATCTCTGTGGCAATTTGTGCTGTCATTATTGGAGGTACTGACATTCCAACTATGTAAGCATATTTATTGCCATTAAAATCATAATCTTGAGGAAAAGTACCAATACAACAAACCTCATATTTATTTGGCTTTCTTGGTTCATCAAACAAAACGCAAGCATCTTCATTTGATGTAAAAGTTAAAGGTACATTTTCTAATTTTAAATATTTATTATTCCAAAATTTCATAACTCCTTCCCTTTGAGCAGCATTACTCATATCCATATCTTCAGGCAATCTTAAATGCCAAAGCCTTAAAGCTTCTTGTCCTGTTAACATCCTGTCATTTTCTAAATTTTTTATATAAAAATCCTTAAAACGAATAGATTTCTCATTAAATTCTAATTTTAGTTTAGGCATTTGGGTAAAAAAATCAACTTGTTGTAAAAATGGTTTTGCTAAATCTTTTCTCAGACAAATAAAAAAAACTCTTTCTCTTTTTTGAGGAACTCCCATTTTTGAAGCATCTAAAAGCCAATGTTGACAATAATAACCAGCTTTGTCAAATTCTTTATAAATCTTCTTTACATATTCAATTGCACTTCCTAATAATAACCCTTTTACATTTTCAGCAACAACAATTTTTGGTTGCAGTTTTTTTGCCAAATCTATAAAGTCAAAAAACAAAGTGTCCAATACTTGGTCTGCTTGCCCTTCTCTAAATTTTTTTTCTCTTCCCCAATCATCTTCTCTATTTCCAGCCATTGAAAAAGAACTGCAAGGAGGGGAACCATCTAATATGTCTAAATTATAAAGTTCATCAGGTAAATCATCTCTTAATTTAAAAGTTTGAATTGGCTCTAAAAAAAAATATTTAGGATTATGATTTACTTTATATGCTCCAATCATTTTAGGGTCGATTTCATTGCATCCTAAGACATCAAATCCAGCTAATTTATACCCCATTGTAGAACCTCCTCCACAGGCAAAACATGAAAAAACTTTGCCTTTATCCTTTGAAAAAACTGAATCTTTTAAATTCCATTTATATGGAAATCTGTGTTGATTATTATCTTTCATATCAACTTATCTAAATTTTTATTCTCTTTAATTGCGTCCAAAATAAACAATTTCCAAATCTTATTCTTTGTTTTGGCTCCAACTGATGACTCTTCAACGTATCGCGTTGTCAATCTTAATTCCTTACGCACTTCGCTTTCTAGCTCTTCAACGTTAAACTCCCAAGGTTTTAAAATTCCCTTTTCTTGGAATCTGTTAAACCAATAAACTCCCCACTCTGCAATGTGTCGGCAAGTTCCAGTTTCTTTGGCGTGCTGGTAATTTTCGCGAAACGTTTGGCGTCCAATTTCTTTCCAATGCTCGATTTCTTCGTTTGTGTATTCGCGTTCTTTGTTGTTTAAAGCTTGGACTTCCTGTACGATTTGGCTTTGGTGGTGGGCATAATACTGATTTATCCAAACGCTTACTGTTTTCTCGTTTACGTGGTAAAAATCTCCATACTGACCTCGCATTCCAGCGTGCAAAATGTAGTCCACTCTTGCCTCTGTCATCCAGCCGTAGCTGCCAAATAACTTACTGAGGCATCCAAGTAACTCGCTTGCCTCTTCTTTCTTGTATTCTTTAAATTGTTTTAGTCCGCAAACAAACTCCATCTTTCGGAGGTGCGTTAAAATTATCTCATTCATTGTTTAGGTGTTTTTGTTTTTGTAAATCCTCGTAAAGTTCGTCAAATACGTTGTAAGTCTTTGACTTTTCGGGTGGCTTGTAGCTGGTTTTTAAATTGTTGGCTAGGTAAAGGTTAAAACTATTTTCAGCCTTTGCAATCGTCATGCTTTCGCCTTCTTTAATTGTTGCCCATTTTTCAAATAGCTTTTCAATGGTTTCGTTATCTGTTGAATGTACGTGCGCCATCCTTTCAAAATACGGACGCTTTAAAGGCTTTTCTTTTTTAAAATCAATAAAGACATCCTCCAAAGAAAAAAGTGCGCCAGCGCTTATTTGATTGTTTACATTACCATTTACATTAACATTATCATTTACATTAACATTACCATTTACATTAACAGCTAGGTTTGCTAGAGAATTTGTAGCATTGCTAGGATTTGCTAGGTCATTTCTAGCATTGCTAGCTTTTGCTAGACCTCCCTTTTTACCAGCCTCAGACCTTAAATTTTTTTTCTCATCCCAAATCTTTAGGTCCCTTTTAAGCTGGGTCTTAATTGGTAGAAATGCAAGGCGCACAAACTTATCGTCTGTTTCAGGGTCTTCGTCGTTAACATAGCTAAAAATGTGCTTAATTAACTTACCAGCTTGCTCATCGTCAAGCTCTTCAAAGACTTCTCTTTGGTCAGTATAAAGTACAAATGATTTTTTCCCTTCCATAAAATAAAAAAGGCCCTATCGTGTCGGAGTCGATGGGCCTTGGTGGTTATCACCTATGAAAGATTCAAGGCTCCGACCTCTTAAATCTCTCATTATTTATACAAATATAAATCTTTTCGATTTATCCAACGAGACAACGCTTCTTTAGTTGAAAATAAATGCAACCATAAGACAGTCCCATTTCCATGGCAATAACCTTAATTGGTTTTCTGTCCTGCCAAGCTTCAAAGATTAACTCCTTTTGATATTCAGTTAGATTGCGCCCCCTCATTGTCGTTTAAGATTTGTTCAATAGCTGATAAGCAGTCGTGAAATAGATTGCCACCTTGGTCAATCGAATTGTGGAGCCGTTCAAACAAAGTCACAAACTCGTGAAACTGCTTAATTGTTGCCTCACCGCCGT